GAACCAATCAAGGCCTTGTCTTACTGTTTTATAATCTTGCAACATCTCCGCGCCTATGATTACATCATAGACAGCAATTGCAAACGCTGGCAATGTGCATGACTCACCACCGAATCTATTTCTTACTGTGTCCGTTGCTGTTGCATCTTCTGGCAATGCAACATCAAAAGGAAGTTTGTATTCCTTGTTATTGTATTTAATTGTTTTCATATTCCTCGCTTTCTATACTCCCATTATATCCTATAATAAAATAAAAGTCAAGAACTATTTTTATTTTTATCTTTAATAAAATGCTCGTATTTTAAATAAGAGTTTTGTTTAGCTAAGTTTTTCATTTTAATATTAACCTCTTGTTTAACTGTCCTACCGTCATTATAGATTTTAAATAAATCCTTAGCACGTTGGTCTATGGCGCTTATATCTTTCTCATAAGAAGTATTAAGAAGTTTTACTTTTAAATTAAAAATATATTCTAATAACTTATTAAATTTAACACTGTTCTTAGTGTGTTTTATCATACCTCTATTTTTTGGATACTAGTATATCTATAACCAAACTGACTTTCCTTTGTTGCTTTCTCATAACCCTCGCTTATTCTTCTCTCACGAATAAATGGAACAGGAATACCTCGTTCAATATTCTGCATATTTTCACTCAGCCAATCAAACTTACATGCTTGGCTACAGAAATAAACATCGGAACCATGTGGAACATAACCCCATTGATTAGGTGTTCTGTCCATTGTTGAGTATGCATAGCGCCCACGAATTATACCTTTAGATTTTAGAAACCTGTCTGTAGTTGTGTATGTATGACACTCCGGCCCTTGGCAAAAATGTTTGTTAGGCATTATGCGACCTCACTTGTAATAAAAGCTTGACCGACTGCGCATCTATAATTGTTTGCCTCTAAATCCCAATAAGTAATATATCTAATCTTATCAGTTATTTTATCTCTCACTACTTTGCATTTTTCATTCCAACGCGCTTTTCTAGTTATTGAACGAGTTCTCTTATCGTCTTTTAATTTTTTTCTTAACTCTCCTTTATGTGTCATCGGTCTATATGTAATAATAAACTTAGTACCAACTTGAAGTGTGTTTTCTATTTTCATTATTTCTCGCTTTCTTTTGTTTGTTTTTATATTGGGATTATATAACATAATCCCAATATTGTCAATAGCTTAAATTAATTTATTTTTCCCTCACTTTCATATTTCTTTCTAATCGCTATTTTCTGCTCTCTTGTCATTGTTTGGTTCTTCATTCCTTTAATCATACTAGCCAAATTTTGTGGGTTGTAGATTGTTAAGCCTGTTGAATTACATCTAACAAGTTCTGCTTCATCTATTTCAATGCCGAGTTCTTTCATCAACTCAACACCCTCAGACAAATATCTGTAAGCTTTCAATCCTGTTTTCATAGCTTGTTTTTGTTTTTCAATACTATCAATCAATTTTTGATGACAAGTAATTACATTTGCTTTTGCTTGTTTCCAAATTTTAAAAAATAAAAATTGGTCTTTAGTACACGCAATAGTTCTGGACCTACAATGTGAAGTTCCAATAATGTCTAAATAAAATTGACTATCAAACTCTCTTGTAATTCCGATTGCGTTATCATCATCAGAATTATATCTTGAATAATTACTATATCCAAGTGCCTTGTCGTTTGCGTCAATGTGTTTAGTTTTATGTGGGTTATCATCTTTGCCATTTTGTTGAGCCAAGATATCTGGGTTGCAATCTTTTGCTTTTAGTTCTTCTCTCTTATAAGCATAAGCAAATTGCTTTCCACTTGTATTGTCGTATGTACTTCCATTATCACACTCGCCAAATAAACCAAAGTCAAAATGTTCAGATACATTTCTGTCATTTTCATCTTCATCTTCGTTCAGTTCATCTTTTGCATAAGAGAAATAAAAGCATTTATCTTTTGCAACTACATCAAGAGGACTGCCATATTTTTGTTTTAAACTTTTGCAAGTCGCAACATCTTCTTGTGGATAAGCATTTTCAACAACACTTGTTGCAAGTCTGAAAGCCTGTGGATATAATTCATCAACTTTTTCTCTTGCTTGATTAAATGCCTCTCGTTCTTGCGTGTTTTCGTTTTCTGTACTTTCAACATACCTATTCAAAATCTTGTTTCTGAATTCGGTGTTCATTCTTATTTTACTCATTTTGTTCTCACTTTCTTTTTTGTTTTGCATATATAAATATCCTATACTATTTTATATATATTGTCAAATCTTTATTTAAAAAAAATTCAACCTCTAGTTGCATGAAGCTTTACTAGCCCGCCCACTCCACCCTTATATTATATAGGATAATTTAGGATAAGTCAAGAACATTTTTGTCGCAGGCGCTCAACTGCAGGTAGAAAATATTTTTGCATTTGCCTTAGTTATGCCATAATCCTATAGTATCCTAATTGCATGAACGAAAAAAATAATGATAGATTTTTTATAATTGAAAGAAGAAGTTGGAGAAGAAGTAATCCTAACTATTCAATTATGAAAGATAAGCACTTTGATTTAACTGAAGCTACAAGAAATCTATTGGCGCTGGAACAACTGAATGATGATAAAGATATAACTTATTTTCTGGAAGCTGTACATGGCGAGCCTTTAAAACTTGAAGATGAAGTTAAAGAAAATGGCAAAACAGAAGAAATGCCATTTTAAATAGAATTTAAGGCGGGCTACTTGTTTAGATGCCCGCCTTAAAAATGGGACAACTTCGCTGTTAGCTTGATGGCAGAATCTCGAATTCACCAAGAGTCCAGCGAACTGATCCCTGATCCACTAGCGATAGGAGATGTCCTATGAAAAATGCTAGCACTCTCTAGTGGATCTGGGATCAGAGCGATTAAGGAAATCGGATAAGTAGCGATGGTAGAAATACTTGGAACCGCACCGAACTGATCCCTGAACCTACGTTATGTAAGCTTAAAAGCTTCACCCTGCAGGGTTGTAGGTTCTGGGATCAGTGCACACTGGAGGTAAACTGCAGCAGTGGGATGCACTGGTCACTTTAGAATGATTCTAAAAATTATTCTAAAGAAGAAAGCATCAAGCCGCAAGCTTCAAGCAGCAAGCAGCAAGCACAACCTGAGGTTGTATTTAATGAATATATATTCCCCGACCTCCCGCCCCTATTATATAGGATAATTTAGGAGATGTCAAGAAAAAAATTTATTTATTTTTTTTTATTTTGTCTAATTGTTGCCACAATTCTATTATAGGATTATCCTAATATGAAAACAAATGAAGCATGGAAAATAGTTGGAGGCCTGAGCAAGCCTTCAAAAATGCCAGGATGGTCAATAGGCCTGCCTGCGAAGGAATGCAAAACAGGCTCGAAGCTTAGGCAGGTGAAGGACAGCGTTTGTTACAATTGTTATGCGCTTAAAGGCTGTTATGTTTTTAAAGTTGTGCAAGATGCTCAGTACAGAAGACTAGAAGCAACGAAGAGCCCGCTTTGGGTTGGCGCGATGGCAACGTTAATCAATTCAAAAAAAGCAAAAGAATTTAGATGGCATGACTCAGGCGATGTTCAAGACGAAGAACACCTATTAAAAATTTTTGCTGTATGTAAATTGACTCCAGATGTTAAGCACTGGATGCCAACGCGGGAAGCATGGATTAAGCACTTCCTGCCAGAATGTCCAGAAAATTTAGTAATTAGATTTTCCATGCCTATGGTTGATCAGGCAGCAGCTGGAGGATGGAATAACACTTCAACGGTAGTTACCAGCGGCCGCACTTGTCCAGCTCCTGAACAAAATAATGAATGCGGCAGCTGTAGAGCATGTTGGAATAAGGAGGTGAAAAATATTGCATATGGAAAACACTAACAGAAAGGAAAAAATGACGGATAAAGAAAAATTAAAAGAAATTTTAAAAATTTGTAAAATCAATGCTGAAGGCTGGGATCCTGATCAACACGATGGAGCAGCGGAATTTAAAGCTATCTGTGATCTTATTGAAGAAAAAGGATGGTATAAGAAATAATGGTAAACACTAAAAAAATTAAACGCGGCGATCTATTGCCATGGTTCCTTCAGGATCATGACACACTACCGCAATGGTATCTTGAAGACTGTCAAAAATTTTTTGATTGGCTGAAGACGCAGCAGGGAAAGTATCCTGAATTAGAGCATCAAGCTAGGAAGAAATTAAACTAATGGTAAACACTAAAGAAAAAGCAATCATTGAGATGGTGATCAGGTGGTTAGATTCTAATATAGATGAACCACCCCCAGAAGGCGTTCAGGAAGACAGCGCCAACTTAAAAGAAAAAATTGAGTTGTCCCTGGATCCTAACGCAACAATTGAAGACATAGAAGCAGGGAATATATAATGGCAAGAATTAAAAAAATAACTATAATCTTTGGCACAGAAGCTGTGAAAGGAATAGATCCAGTCGAAGAGGGACTTAATAAAAAAACATATGAATTTGAAACTCAAGCTGAGTTAAACGCTTTTTTAAAAGGTGTTGATGAGGGCAACGGGTGGTTAGAGTATGAGGTGCAGGTATGAAAAAAATATAATGGCAAGAATTAAAAATTTTCTCACGCCCCAATGGCTCAAAGAATTGGAGGAGCTCAAGCAGCAAGAATCAAGCATCAAGCGGAAGGCTCAAGCAACAAGCAAACGCTCAAGCAACAAGCACAAGCGTAAACCAGAACCTAGTTCAGGTTCTCAAGCCTCTTGATGCAAGCATCAAGCCCTTCGCTGCAAGGCTCAAGCCTCAAGCCCTGAGCATCAAGCTCCTTGATAAACTTTCCTTCATAAAGTTTTACAAGGTTAAGGCTGAGGGCCTTAACCATAATAAATGAGTTGTTCGGATGCTTCACGTGGAATGCAATTTGATGTGGAGAGAAGCTAACTGTGTTTCCTCTAGTGACCTTAAGCTCTACGGTAAAAAAGTGGCCGCCACAATTATAACCCAATAAGTCAGGAGTGCCAAATGCAGCACTATTTTCAAGCCTTGTCCAGCTAATTGTTGTCGAATTTTTCTTAAGATCATACCAGAGTTTACGTTCTGGTTTCACTACTACACCCCCTTAGATTGTCAAGAAAGTTTTTTAATAACTTGACCCATTTTCCATTTCTCTTTATCAATTTTTAATATGAGTCTATGGCTCTCACGAGTTCCAATAATCTTATTCTCCATCAAATCAATTCCAACGATGTCATAAAACTCACCATTAGGTAAGACCACCTGAACGCGTGCGTTCTTAGAAACCTCACCCTTTAAAAATTTATCTAATGCTTGTCTTAATAACTTTCCAGTAAACATGGGTTGCAATATAATCTAAGTTGTATTATATTGCAAGTATGACACGCAGAGAAAAAGGGCGCAGCTGGGACGGTAAATCCAGAGTTTCTAATGACAACTATCGTAAAAGATTTGATGAGATATTTAAAAAAGAAAAGACTCTTCATGAAGACTTGATGGAAGGATTTGAAAAAGAGCAAAGAGATCAAGGCTATGAGTGGGCACAAAAGAAAAAAGAATAATGGGACTACCTAAAAAACTTACAGACCAGCAAATGAGATTCGCCTACGAATTAATAACAAACGAAGGCAGAAAGACAGCGACTGAGTGCGCTATCGATGCAGGGTTTAGTAAAGACTCTGCTAGACAATAC